GTCCATCATTGACAAGGTGCTGACCTATGTAGACAGCCCGTTCAAGCTGTTTGCCATCCTCATCATGGGTGTGGTGGCCTTTGCCGGGTACTTCCTTTGGCAGAACCAGACCTTCATGTTTGACGCTTACAAGGAATCAAAGAAGCTGCCAGAGATCAACGCTGCAAGGGCCGATGATGCCAGTTCAATGCTGCTGAAAAAGACGGGTGCAACCGTGGTGGCGGTGTTCAAAGTTAACCCGCTGTTCAACAGCCGGGTGCTATACAAAGCCTACACCAAGGAAGGGCGCGACAAGACGATTGAAGACATTGATGTGGGGCTGTTCAGCCAGAACTCTGCTAACAATTCGGATGTGGTCAAGTTGATGACCAACGAGATACCGTGCGGGGACTACCGCTACGCTCAGTCTGAGGTGGGCCTGTGGTACTTGGAAAAGGGTGTGACGTTCACCTGCCGGGTCAGCGTACCACCAGACAGCCACCGCTTTGTTGGACAGGTCACGGTCGGGTGGGCAGAGCCACCGCAAGACATTCAACAGGTAAAATTCATGCTGGAGATCGCCAGCGCAATGTTGACCAAAAGGGGTAATTGATATGGATTGGCTCAAACAAATCGCACCGACTATTGCTACAGCGATGGGTGGCCCATTAGCGGGTATGGCTGTATCAGCTATATCAAAAGCTATTGGCGTTGACCCTGACAAGGTGGGAGACATGATTTCCAACAACAAGCTGTCAGCCGAGCAGATCGCACAAGTCAAGATTGCCGAAATTGAACTGCAAAAGCAAGCGCAAGAACTTGGCTTAAACTTTGAAAAGCTAGAGGTGGAAGACCGCAAGTCAGCACGGGAGATGCAAGCAACCACTCGCAGCATGATGCCCCCCATCTTGGCTGGCGCTGTGACTATAGGCTTCTTTGGCATTATGGTAATGATGTTCTTCAACCAAATTGACAGCAGCAACCCTGCTATCTTAATGATGCTTGGCAGCTTGGGTACGGCATGGACGGGCATCATTGCCTACTATTTTGGATCGTCTGCTGGTTCACAAGCCAAGACCGATTTGCTTTCTAAATCTGGAGCATCTAAGTGATTACTGCTGAACAACTTAAAGAATTGCACATTAGTGGCGATTGGCTAGAGCCTTTAAATGAGGCTATGCAACGCTATGAAATCAACACGCCACTGCGGATGGCTGCTTTCATTGGTCAATGCGCTCACGAATCAGGCAACTTTAAGACCTTGCAAGAAAACTTAAACTACTCAGCGGAAGCCTTATGCCGTGTCTGGCCTAGCAGATTTCCTAATCTTGAGGCAGCACAACCGTATCACCGCAATCCCGACAAGATCGCAAACAAGGTATACGGTGGTCGTATTGGGAATGGAACCGAAGAAACTGAGGAAGGTAGCCTCTACAAAGGCCGTGGCCTGATCCAGTTGACTGGCAAAGATAACTACACCTTGTGTGGTGATGCTTTGAGTGAAGATTTCATTCATTCTCCTGACCTTTTGTTGTCGCCAAAATATGCAGCACTTTCAGCGGCATGGTTTTGGAATAAGCGTGGCCTAAACAAAGAGGCCGATGCAAAAGATTACACAGCCATGACCAAAAAGATCAATGGCGGCACAATTGGCTTAGATGACCGCCTGAAGCACATCAAGCACGTTTTGGACGTTCTTGAAAACTAACCGGGATGTAGGCACAGGCCTCTGATGCGCTTGTCTCTACATTCACAACCAAAGTGCGTGGGCTAATTACTTGTTCAGGGTGACTAAGCCAACGCCGACAATTCTTGCAGTAGTTATCAGGGAACTCTGGTTCACACCGACAAACATCAGGCAGCAGGGGTGTCATCTTTGTACTCCAACTCAAGCAGCAACTCTAAGTAATGAATGGCCTTGCGTATGTCAGCAGCGCCATTCTTGTCCTTGTGCCGGGTAACGTATTTCACTACGTTGCCTTCACAAAAGCCTAGATCATTTGCATGGATGTAGACAATGGGCTGGATGCTTTTGTCTTTGTAGTGGTTACCTGATACTTGTTTGTCAAGTGCAGATACTGAAACAGTAAATGGCATTACGACTCCTTTACAAACTGACCGTCTTTGTTCATGTAGCCCTTGCGATGCTCAATGACCTTGTAAGCGTTATAGAAGCATTGACGAACATCTAGGTCACACAGCACACCTACGTTGACTAGGGTGACCATCACATCACCAATAGCATCAGCAATCTCCGCACGGTCATTGGCAGTAACAGCAGCAAGCAACTCATTTGCTTCTTCTACTGTTTTCTTGGCTTGACCCAATGCTGTGCCGTTCTCGTAGATACCACGAGCAGCAGCCCATTGCATGACCTGAAATTCTGTCATGCCAAACGATTGCGTTTCTTTCATACTGTCCATTCTCTTTCGTTACGACCACTGTTTGATTTAACTGTCTTGCCTGTTAGGAACACCATGCCCATAACCTTCATTTCGTTCATACGCCGAGCAACTTGATTTCCATCAAGGCCAGTTAACCCTGCAATGCCATCTTTTCCAAGTGGCCCATGTTCTTTTAGGCAATCAGAAATAAGATTCCAATGCTTTGATGCAGACTCTACGATTGAGTCTGCTGCTTCAAACGATTCAACAGGATCAGTCGCCCGAACACGGGGAAACTTAATGTCAAAAAACTCTTTGAACTTGTTTGCGTATTCCATGTCTTGTCCTAAGTTATGGATGTTAGCAACATTATTGAATGACAATAACATTGCTAACTTAAATAAGGTGGGGTACTCGCTGCACTAGTGTCTCTTTGTCGTCTCGGGCACGTTTCCCAATAACCAGCATTCGCTTTCCCCCGTTAATTAATCAGTACCGCCAACTTGCATTACTTCAGCGTCTGTCTCTTGTTCTTTGAACTGTTGAACAAGTTTCTGGTGTAGCGGAAAAGCACCAGATTCTGTTGGCAATTGTCCAAGAACACGGACAATAAAAGCGGCTTCATTTGCGTCAAGATTAAAAGTCATAGTTTCTCCAAGTTAAAAGGGTACGTCTGAATCATCAAATTGAACATTAATGCGTTTAGGGCTAGAAGCCTGTTTAACGGGCCTATCTTCTTTTGGCTTGACTGACAGGCTCATAAACTTTTTACCCGTCTTCTCGGACGTTTTAAGCCATCCTGACACCCACAGGTCAACACCATTAACATTCAGACTGCCTTTGTAGTCTGGATGGTTGTCTTGTTGCTTGTCATCGTTTTTAAAGATGGCTCCGCGATTGCTGTTGTCGTATTCCATATTTATTCCTTTGCTTTTTTAATAGCCGACCGGGTTTTGCTGTCTAGCAATGACCACAGTGCCACCTTTTGATCGGCCTCAAGATTCTCAGAGTCAAGCCTGTCAAGGGCTTGCTTTGGGTTTCCTTCAGCCACGTTAGCGATTAGATCAATCGCTAATTCCTGAAGGTACTGCATTTCCTCTGGAGGAATAGTGTCTGCAATACCCTGTGATGGGGTGATGATGACTTTCTTGTCTTCAACAGGCTTAGACGAATCAAGCGCATCGTGTTCTACGATCTCAAGCGCAGCAACCCACAAGTATCTGCGAATGTAGGTCTGCACAGCGCCAAGATTCTGCACGGGATGACAGCCTTTAAGATTAGCTTCCGACATGGGAGACTCAATCACAATCATTTCTTCTGGCTTGTCAGTGTTGATGATTCGCATATCAGCCGACTCTTTGCCAAAGCTAATAACGCTAGTCAAGCCTACTTCATCAAAGATGCTTAAGGCTGGAACAATAAAATCGCCAAGTTCAAAATACTTATAGCCAGCAAACTTGTTGTGGCCTGACTTTTTCAGTTCAGTGCTGTGAAACTTATGACGAGCATCATTAAGTTTTTGATAGACGTTCATGCTACTTTCCTTACAGGTTGAGCCAACAGCCAGTTAGGGCCAAGCTGGATAACAGAACGCACCCACTTGCGTTGGTACTGCTGAATGACTTGTGGTGGCGCATCGTAAGTCTTAAACAACTCACGGGCTTTGCAACGAATTTGAAATGTAGTCATTCTTGCACCTGTATCGGTTGTGTCGGTTCTTTCGGTTCTGTTCTGACCAACTCAATAGTAGATGGCAGGTCGCGGTATGTGCTAGACACAACGTCATTAAAGCCGTAGCCTTCAATAAGTTTGTTTGCGTAATCAAGAAGAATTTTCTCGATTTCCTTGCGGGACAATGTAATTACCATGTGAACTCCTGTCTTGTTGAGCCTCCATCTTATGACGCATCAACAAAAAAAACACTAGGACAAACCCTAATAGACAAGCTGGTCAACAATGATAACCTTGCCAGCATGACTACACCAGACAACCAAGAATACTTTGCAGCACAGGAGCTTTGCGTTACTGCAATCCAAGCTGTCAAGCAGTACACTTTTGATCCCGGCGACTTGGAGGCAGCTACTGTTGCTGTCTTAGCTCGGGCCATTGAACTTACTACAAAGAAGGAACTGACACTGTGTTACCAGCAAAACTCTACTACTTGAAACAGCTTGAGAATGGCCCTGTAAGCCATAGAACGATTACCAAGCGCATGACAGGCAAATACCTAGATTCAGCAGCGGGAATTAAAGACGCACTGGTTGCAGATGGCATCATTGTGTGCGTTGCAAAGGTAATGCAAAGCAACGGCAAGTACGCCTACCATCACAAGCTAACCGGGAAAACTTATGTTGCCCAAAAGCAACAAGAAAACTCTGATGCTTGGGATGATGGACAAGCAAAGTCAAAAGGCAATGCGTTTAATTGGCGTGGGCCATCAGTAGTGTTTAAAAAGCAAGAACTGGCGCAGTTGCAGCAGAAGTATCAAGGCAACAACCCGATCACTATTTACAGCAGGGCTTAAGTGGTGGTATAGTTATTTGAAACACGGCTAGGTCGGGATTGATCCCCCGACCGAAAAGGGTTACCCCTTCCCCTGCCGCAGTTTCTTCAAAGGGGTATGAAAAAGCGGGAAATCATGCACTACTACCAATTTCACATTGGTGACTACAAAAGTCACACCCACCATCTTTCGCAAATGGAAGACTTGGCTTTTCGCCGACTTCTTGACCATTACTATTTGCATGAACAACCAATTAAACAGCGGGACATTGCTCGTCAGATAGGCATGAGAGAGCATGAACAAGACGTATTAACTGTCTTAAATGAGTTCTTTGTGTCAACTGAGGATGGGTTTATAAACCCAAGGGCTGACGATGAAATTGCTAAGTATCGCAAGTTCATTGAAGATGGAAAACGTGGGGCGGCTAAGAGGTGGCTAAAGGGTGGCGATGGGGAGGGTAATAGCCCCCCTATTGCTACCCCAATAGCAACCATTAACCATAACCCACTAACCAATAACCATAAACCAAAGAGAGAGAGCGCAACTGTCGTTGCTACGCCTGTCGGCGTTTCTGAAATTGTTTGGCAAGATTTTGTAAAACAGCGCAAAGCTAAAAAAGCTGCTGTGACTCAAACCGTCATTGATGGCATACAACGTGAAGCAAATAAAGCTGATTGGACATTGGATGCAGCATTAGCTGAATGTGTTGTTCGTGGGTGGCAATCGTTTAAGGCTGAATGGGTAGCACCTAAACCCACCTTTGCCCAACAAGCCGCTGACGTTGCCCGAACAACAGTCCCTGCCCAACACACTGGTCGTGACCCTGTGCTGCTAAAAATTGATTCAGACCGAAAGAACGCTGCGCCCATGCCAGAACACATTCGTCAACAGATCAATCAAGTCTTGAGGAAAGTATGAAACGACCTTACGCATTAAAGAAACTGCTTGAACACGGGGAACTGTCTAGCAGGGAAATTGAAGAAATTACCTGTTGGACAACAAAGCAAGTGTGGGCCAGCATCCAACGTCTGCAAAAGACTGATGTTGTTCGCAAGTACCCCAAGATGAAGTGGGGCTTGATAAAACTGTGGCCTTACCCATGACACGCAGACAAATTCAAGACGCTGGCGACAGATACATGATTGAGTTGGGCGAAGCAAGGGTATTGCTTTGCACCTACCAAGTGACCAAGCAGAAAGTTCTGACGCAAGCCAGAATGGAGTGGTTGGAAAAGAAATACGGCACGGGTTCTGTAGCAAGGATTCGTGATTACATGACAAGACTACAAAACGGAGAACTTGAATGAGATACGCAGCAAGGGTTGACGCAAATCAGACTCAAGTGGTATCGGCACTTAGATCAGCAGGTGCTTATGTATGGGTCATTGGCCTACCTGTTGACCTGCTGGTTGGCTACAACGGTCAGACATTCTTAGTAGAGATCAAGGATGGCCCTAAAAAGGCTTTAACAAGGCTACAGCAAGACTTTTTTGGGAATTGGATAGGTGGTAGCTTGCACCGCATAGAAAGCCCTGATGAGGCTTTACGCATGATTGGGATGCTATGACTCCAGACATGAAAAGTCGTAATCAAGAGAGCCTGTATCACGCAATCATTAATCAAATTGCCAAACAGTCTCAACTTCACGGTAGCCGCTGGTCGAGTGAAAGTTTTAAAAGATTTTTTATTGACCAATGGGCGCACGACAGCGGAGAATTGGACAATGTAAGCAAAATTATGCCAAGTATTGATGGTGAACGAGTTGTTCAGCTTGGGTTGCAAAGTAGACGTTTTACTAAAGAACAAGCTATTAGTTTTACAGAATGGCTGTTGTGTTGGGCGGCAACAAATGGTGTTGTCATTGAACATAAATTAGATTAAAATTTAGGCACTGACTACCTTTAGCGGGGGAAAAGACGATTCATCACCGTCCTGTCAGTGTCTTTTAGTGATGATTTCCACCAATGATGAGGTGCGACATGGCAAGAATTAAAGACCTAAATGGCAAAACTTTTGGCAACCTGACTGTTGTTGGCTATGCCGGATTAAACAAATCGTTTAAAGCAATGTGGATGTGTAAATGTTCTTGTGGAAAAGAGCGTTCATATTTGTCGGCAAGTCTTTCTTACGGTTCATCTTTGTCTTGTGGTTGCATTAGAAATGACCATACAAAGATGCTTGCTAAAAAACATCTTGAGGTTTATGGCAAAACATCTGGAGGCAACAGCAAGATATATCGGACATGGGCCAACATGATTACAAGATGTACAAATCCAAAAGCATCAAATTACAAATATTACGGAGGCCGTGGAATTTCTGTTTGTGAAGATTGGAAGTTGTTTGCAAACTTTTTTAAAGACATGGGTGAATGTCCAGACGGTTTGACATTGGACAGAATTGATGTCAATGGCAACTATGAAAAACAGAATTGTCGTTGGGCTGATTGGGCAACTCAATGTTCCAACAAAAGAAAAAAAGTCATAAATGAAGAACGCAGAGAAGAAGCATAAAGAGGCTGTGGCAAGTCTTGGCTGTGCGCTGTGTCATCATTTGTACGGCGACCATGACCCGGCTCCTGTGGAATTACACCACCTAAGAACAGGCGGTTGGGGCAAAGGCGACTACAAGACGCTGATACCACTTTGTTTTGCACACCATCGCGGAGATAAGGGTTTTCACGGGCTAGGCAGCAAAGGTTTTGTTGACTACTATGACATCACTCAGCAAGAACTGCTTGAGTGGACACTAAACAAGATAGGACAAACATGAACTACGCAGCTATTGCAGCGGCTATGAGAGCCGAAATTGAAAATCCTTTGAAATGCTATATGCCCAACAGCCCCGGCGCATTTGTGCGGGACAGGTTGTTTAAACAATGCAATTGGGAAGAAGCGACTTGGTTCTGGTCGCACTATTGCAGCGGCAATTTTAAAAATCCTACATTAGACAATTTATATCTTGAACTTAAGGCGCTTGCGGCCAACGAAAAGATGCCCGATTGGGGCACTAAGGGGACATGATGGACTGCAAAAACAATTAATGTTAATAAGGGTAAATTTAAGGAAAAAAATGACACAAGATCAATTAAAACTTTTATTGCGATACGAATCAGATTCGGGTCTGTTTTTTTGGTTGGCAAGAAAAGGTACTGCAAAAGCTGGAAGTGTAGCTGGAGCCATTGCGTCAAATGGTTACATAAACATTTGCGTCAATAGAAAAATATATAAGGCTCACAGGCTTGCTTGGTTATGGGTTTACGGTGTACTGCCACCTAATCAAATTGACCACATAAATGGAGTAAGAAACGATAACAAGATTGCTAATTTGAGACAAGCAACAGCTTTTGAGAATGCTCAAAATCACACATCTTTTGGGGTGCATTTGCATAAAGAAAAAAATAAATGGCAAGCGCGAATTAGGGTCAAAAATAAACGGTTACATATTGGTTATTTTGAATCAAAACAAGATGCAATTTTTGCATATTTAAAAGCTAAAGAAATTCACCACAAATTTCAACCAATTCCAAGAGGTTTTGTATGAAATGTTTTCACCGTTGGGAACCGTTAAACGATCTGCCTTTGTACAAGTGCGCCCGATGCGGTGCTTTTCTGAGGATCATCAAATGAAAGACGAAGCATTGAAATTGGCGCTGGAGGCGTTGGAAACTGAGTTAGCGGTTGATATGACCAACGGCGCTGAAGTTGGTGAGGCGGCAGAACTGATGTGCGAAGCCATCACCGCCATCAAGCAAGCCCTTGCAGCACCTGTGCAGCAGAAGCCTGTGGCGTGGATGAAAGAGGGATGGGGGCCAGATTGCGGCCCGTACATTGAGTTCTACCGCGATGACGAAATGGGCTGGCGTGACCGCAAGGAATGGACATCCCTCTACACCACCCCACCCGCACAGCCAGCCGTCCCTGATGCCTTTGGAACGCGAGAGGGTGAGCATCCCCAATACATCCAAGGCTGGAACGATTGCAGGGCAGAGATGCTGAAAGGAATGAAATGAAAACCACGATAGACATGGCCCGTGAGGCTGGCTGGACAAGCTATGACTCGCAAGATGAGCGATTTAAAGCCTTTGAAGCCCTTGTTCGTGCTGATGAGCGTGAGGCGTGTGCATTGATATGCGATGAACATGCCGATGACCCTGTTTATTGTGGCGCAGCCATTCGAGCAAGGGGGAACACATGAGAAAGGTTTGTCGGCGCAAGATATACCAATTGGTCAACCCAATAGCACACGCTATTGCTGGCGCAGGTATAACAACAGACGATTGCCTAAAGCAACTTAAAGACAAAGAGCTTGCCGCCATTGAAGCTATGCGTACAGGTAACGCTACTGTCTACACATGGCAAGAACTGGTAGACATGAACAACATCTGTCAGGTTATGGCAAGGAACGGCATTGGGCCAGAAGCACTTGTCGATTGCATGATGGCTGAGATTGAGCTTAAACACGCCGCTAAACGCTATGAAGCTACAGGTCGTATGCTGCTGACAGGCACAGGGTTAAGAGCCATCAATGAAGTTCTTGAGTGGCATCACATGCAAAGAACGTCAATTAGCCGATCAGAGTATGAGCGCATGATTGAGAAAACACGCAATAAACTGCGCTCTAGATCAAAAGACGTTACGGTTATACAATGACAACAGGAGAATCCACCATGAAATTTAGCATCAATGAAGCACCATCCAGTGTGATGGGAGAGTTTGCAATGTGTCTGCTTAACGGCGTGACAGCAGGTCATATCCACCACCTTGGCACAGACAGCTACTCA